CTAAGTCTATATACTCTCCTAGAGTTAATTCCTCTAGGTCAGGAATAAATCCGTAAGTAGTATTGTTGAATTCAAAGGTATATTCTAGCGGAGGCATCTCGTCCATAGCATCGACTATGTCTTTTATAAGTTCGTCAGCCTGAGACTGAGGTATAGACCTGACCTCACTCATAGGTATGTCTAGAAATATGTTTAGCATTTTATGCCCTACAAAGTCCTTATCTTCATCGTCAGCTATCATTGTATACTTCTGATACTGATCTAGAGTTATTCCAGCTCCGTTAAGTGGGATTTGTGCTATCATTAAACAGTTTCTTTAAAAACAGTGGTCTAGATATACTGTAACGAATAAAGCCCTCTATTACAAGGGCTCTAATTCAACAAAACAAACAAATGAAAAAAGTAATTTTATAGCCTCGTCTGACTTTCCTGACTTCCTAGAGGCAACCTAGGTACTCTATTCTACGCTTTCACGCTTTTTACCATCGCTAGGTTAATGTGGAGGATATCGGAGTCGAACCGATGACCTCTTGAATGCAAATCAAGTGCTCTAGCCAGCTGAGCTAATCCCCCAAGATACTAAGACTTACACTTTACTATTTCCTTGGATTTCACTCCTTCGGCTTCGGTTGCTTAGTTTATATTTTAAAGAACGTTTATCGTTTTGTTGGTACAAACATACGAAATATATTTGAGACTACCAAATTATCCACGAAATTTTTTAATATTTTTTATTACAGCGTCTACTCTAAGCTTGTCAGCTATGCCGTTACCTACTGATGTGTATGGCTTCACTAAGCAAGTTGTGGTGATAACTCCGTCTCTAACTATAGCGTAATACATAGTACCTTGAGACTCACCTCTACTATTGTGTACGGATGCTACTAACTGCTTACCTTTGCTAGACTGCTTGTCAGCTTCGCTATTGAACTTAGTCAAGCTCATTTGTAGTTGGCCCAACATAAAAGCATAGGACCTCCTAGAGCTCGTCTTAAGAGCTGAGATAGCCTCTAACTTGTCCTTAACTTGTTGTTTGAAGCTGTCTGATATAGACATAGTACCTACTTTAGTGTAGTTAGCTGTAGTAGACTCTACCTTCACGTCTACATTTGTGAGAGCTTCTAGTCTCTGATCTATTCTCTCGTTAGTGTGATTTGTTACTGTCATTGTAGTTTGTTTATTTAAACTCCCTTGTTCATTAAAGTAACCAACCTCTTTGCAAAAGATAACTCATTTTTGTAAAACTTAGTCTCATCGGTGTTGTAGAATTGAATTACGTGATATCCGTCTCTCGAGATAGCGTACCAGTTGGCACTCTCATTGGCAAAGGACAACACTCCCTTGTCGTTTCTTTCGTTTAAAATTGCCTTTACTGTCATTTGTTTCATTTTGTTAGTACAAATATACACAAAAAAATAAAGCCACCAAACTATTTGATGACTTTTTCTTAATTTAGACTCATTCTAAATAAAGAAGGTGCTCCTTCATCTCTAGAATTACCAGCTCCCTTTGTTCAGGTGGTAGCTTGTAGTATACAGTAGAGAATAGTCTATTGCTGACTACGTCTATCATATCAAAAACATCTTCTCTCATCGTAAAACTCTGTCTATTCTAGTAAGTTGCTTTTTTAACTCTGTTCTAGTAGCCGTTATCTGATTGATACGCTCTAGAATGGCCTCACGTCTATATCTAAGAGACGCTTCTGTCTCTGGAGCTGTGTGAGTAGTGAGCTTATTAAGCATTGACTGTAATTCTCTCATATACTAATATAAAGTTAGTGCCCTAATGGCTATGTAGATGACTACAAACAGACAAACTGCTGTGCCCTCCTTCCTACTCATATTACGTTGAATATTTGTAGAGTATATCCTATTACGCTGGATATATTAAGTAATACTAAATTCCATTGCTTAGCCTTATATACTTGAGGTGTAAGCATAGCTATACCTAGAGCCAGTAACACAAAGCCTATTTGATAGCTGACTAGATATGGAGCTACTAGGAGTACGCCAGTACCCATATAAGCTACCTTATCCGTTAAGTCTATCTTCTTTTTAATTGTTTTCATCTGGATTAGCTTTAAGGTAGTAGTGTACGTATATCTCGTTGACTTTATCAGTCATCTGCTGCCCTTGTTCATATTCGTGCTTACCTACGTGTCTAGCGTTCCCAGTCTCTATAACTAGGTTGACATAGCTCTTAGTCTTTGTCTTTGATTTACCGTTAGCACCTACACCTCTATATGTATATGTATTAACAGTACACTGAGGGTACACCCTTAGAGAGTTAGTGCTCATAGCCCAGCTCTTAGCCTTCTCTATAGTTTTATAACTGGACATCTATCTTGCCGTTTTTGTAATGGTTAACAACTACTCCAGTCTTAAGCGTTACAGTTCTGTAAGGCCTTACGTTTATCTTAATAAGTATATTGTTTATCATATCCTTAGGATTGAGTTTCCATAGTGCAATGTATCTCACTGTGTTACCTACCTTTAAAACAAGGTAGTCATCATACGTTACGTGATAGCTTATGTATTTTTTCATTATATATCTGTGTAAGGGTTAAAAGGTTCTCCGTAAGCTTCGACAGATAGCTCCTCGTGTATCTCTCTGCCTTCCTCTGTTAGTACGTAGTCTACCTTACCTCCGCCTAACATAAAGTAGTCTATATGCTCAACAGTCTCCTCAAACTCAACTCCAGCTTGTTCTATAAGCCAGTTATAAGCGAAGTGACCAGTGTACTCGTCTATAATGTACGAGCCTCTGTAATCACTGTTTATGTAGTCTTTAAGGTCGAACACAGTCTCCACCTCATTCTCTGGCAGTGTTGGGTCAAATTTCTGATTGGTATATGTTACTTTCATTGCTTTGTTATTATGATACAAATATAAGGTAAAATTTATAACTACCAAACATTATGCGTTATTTATATTGATTCTAAATAGCTATATATGTATGTAGAGTCCTGAGTTTATGAAGGCTGGACTAAGGTTGAACTGTAGCCCTATTAAGTTAGTTAGCCTAACCTTGTAGGTGGCCGTCATTATAGGTATACGTGAATTCTCTATCATAGTGCTAGGTAGATATCTATTCATAAGCCTAGCGTTAACCTCGTCTAGATAAGCTTTGCCATAGTTGTCAGCAACCCCTAGCTGTATAGATAGCTGGCTGGTATCACTCTCTGACAAGTTAAAGCCAAACATTAAGTACTTACTGTAGTCTCCGTAGCTGTTCTGCATTATACCCATAGTAAAGTGAAGTCCATTACTGCTCCTAGTTATAAGGAAGCCCTCAGAGCCTCCCTCAGAGCCTAGTCTAGAGTTATCGTATAGAGGATTGCTAGAGAAGTGCTTAGTGTGTACTGGTGTGTAGATGTGAGTACCCTCCCAGCTTTGAGCGTTAGCTTGTGTCCCTATCAACATAGCTCCTAGAAATGCTAGTCCTACTAGGAGCGTTGCTATTATGTTTTTTATTGTTTCCATTTTACTTAGTTAGTTCCTCTATGATGTTAGCTTGGCTACCAATATGATTGTTTACGACATACACAGTGTCTAGCTTGTCGCTCATAAGTATAACCTCAACCTCATACTGACCCTCTCTAGTGTATACTGTTACCTCGTGACCTAGAGCTCCGAATGTTCTGTCGTAAGATAAACCCTCATAACTATTGCTTAGAGCGTGGTCTATGTGTTCCTTGATTATTAAGATGTCTGCGATGTTTTCGAAATTGTTCATTTTATTTGTTTTTGTTGATACAAATATAGGGCATATTTATATACTACCAAACTTTTTAGAAACTTTTTTTAAAAAACTTTACTTTTAATCTGTTAGCCTATGAAGTACTTGCCCTTGTTAGGGTTGGCTAATTGGTAAGAGACAGCATATCTAAGTGCGTCAAGCTGGTGATCAAAACCGTTCTGTAACGGTGTCTCTGCCTTAGTGTCGCTCCATTGGTAGTTATTGAGCTCTTTAATGATGTTAGTACTGTCAGGCGTTACTATAAGCTCATAATCCTGTAGTAATGCTATACCGTAGTTAACAGAACCCTGTCCTTTAATGGTAGGTACTATATTGCAATATCTCTTTAACTCACTAATAAGTCTAGGCTCAGCTGAGTCACCTACTATCACGTTTCTACCAGCCACTTGGCTAAATATAGCTCCTAGCTGGCTTGTATTGAGGTTAGGCTTATTGAGATGCTCCTTTATGTAGATGCGCTTGTTAGCCTTATCTATGCTTGTAGATAACAACGTTGACGGGTCAGTGCTATAGCCGAAATCCGCCCCTAGTACATCTATACCTTGACTCCTGTACTCTCCTATACTCCAGTTAGTAAAGATAACCCCCTCAGCTTTTTCTCTCCAGCCCCCTAGTATAGTGTGATTGTACTCGCTAGGCCTACGCTCCTTCATAGTGTCCATTGAGGTAAGGAAGGACTCACCTAAGTTCTCTATATTATCTAGGTAAGTGGTATGTATATATGTAGTGTCCTTCTCAGTCATATTGCTTCCTGAGTTGACTCCAGCCTCTTGGAAGAATCTCTTGTATATCCAGTGTTCTTT